TTGTTATTTCGGTCTAGACGCAGGAATAAATGATCTGGCTGTTGGCGGCTGGTCATTTGGTGCTAACTCTTATCGTATCTGGCATGAGGGTAATGACGGATCTGGTTCAGGACTTGATGCGGATACTGTAGATGGTTACAACACTAACGTGTATGACAGTAATAGCACTATTGTCGTGAGACATAGTAGTGGCTACATATTTGGAAATTACCTCAACATGAATGGTACATTTTCAAATTCTCCTAATACAAGTGGCATGGCTACTTTTACAGGTACTAATGGCTCAGATAATTATGGTCGCTCATATAGTGCTGCTGCTGCAAGAGCTTTATTAAATGTAGCTGATGGAGCCACTAATGTTACTAACAATAATCAGCTAACAAACGGTGCTGGTTATGTAACTTCGGCTGGAGCTACTAGTTTTTCAGGCTTAAGCGATTATGCCACTGGAACGTGGACTCCTTCCCCCAACTCAGGCAGTGCAAATACTGCAAATGGTTTTTACGTAAGAATGGGAAATGTCGTTCATTGTTGGGGTTATGCTTATTCGATTTCTACGGGCTATAGCTCGGCTATGAGAATAAATGGCTTACCTTATACAGCCGACGGAAACCAAGGTTGTGGACATGCTATGACTGAGTACAACGGTGATAGCGATCAGAACCTAACAGTCTGGATCGGTGATAATACAAATTACTTCTATGTTTACAAGAGTGATTCTGGCAGTTGGTCAGCCTTGACTTATCATGACCAAAATAGTAGTAGTAACCAGTGGTACTGGGGTATTACCTATCGAATCTAATTAATTATGTCTTTAACAAAAACAACAGAACAAGATCAGCTAGAAGTGGTCGGTCCTTACAAGGCGATTGGAATACAAGAAAAAATCGTTATTAAAGAAAATGACAGTGTTATTTCAGAAACGACTCACCGTAGAATGCTTAACTCAGGTGATATAGACGATAATGACAATTTTGTGGACACTAATATAAGTTCTGAGTCGGCGGATGTTCAAGCTTTATGTAATATTTTTTGGACAACCGATATTAAAAACGCTTGGAAGGCTTACCTCATTGCCAATAAACCAAAGATTGAGGATAATAACTAGGAACCTACTCTCTTTATGACAGTTACAACCGATTCGATTAAAACGTACTCTCAAGGGTTGCAAAACGATTTAGTAAAAGCAAAAGAAAGAAAAGAACAAGCTCTTAAAATTGTTACCGAGGCAGATAACCAAATCAAGACGCTTGATGGTGCCTTACAGTTCGCAGCTCTTTTAATTCAAGAGTCTGAAAAGTCGGATAAGCCTGAGAGTTCAGACGATCCTGCAATAGAAGATACAGAGGTAGTAGAGGCAGAAGCCCAATAGTCATAATTAGGCTAGTGTGAGCAAGAGCTTTTAAAATTGCGTCTTTTATCATGCAAAAAATTCTAAACATTATTAGTGTACTTTCCTTTGTGCTTGTAGCAGCAATCACTGGTGGCGGAGTATTTGGTTATTTATGGATAACTAATGAGGACAATCAAAAAATGCTTCAAGATAAAATTACTGAAAAAGTAATAGGGTCAATCAAAATGCCTAGCCTCTCAAGTCCTGCCCTGCCTACTGCAACACCTAAGGATGCTGGCGGTGCTGGAGGGTTTGGTATTCCTAGGTTTTGACAGAGATACCAAAGATAGGAATCAATTCTATAGGGATTGAATCAGTAAGAACTTATATAATTAACGCTCCGAGAATTGACCCTCCCAACGTTCCTGTTGTTGTTCCGATGGGATTTCCTGTTGTAAATATTCCGGGTTGTGTAGAAGCAAGACGATCTTATGAAAATGAAAATCTAGTAACTAATGATCCTGATGGAAATTTAATTCTGTGCGATGCACAATACCCGTCTTATGACGCAATGAATTATGTCCCTGAAGAATTGGTTTATACAGAAGAATCAAAACCGCAACGATTTGAAGAACCAGAAACACCCGCACAAGATCCGCCACCTCCACCAAAAATAGAAGACTGTCCTCCCCTTGGAGCTGCGGAAATTGGGACTAAAATTGAGGATGGAAAAAAAGAAATAATTGGATATCAGTTGATTGGAAATAAATGTATTACGCAGTATAAAAAACTAACAATGACTCAAAGAATTGTTGAGGCTGTACCCTCTCCGCCACAAGTGGTTTCTACAACCGCAATTACTTTGATCGCTACAAGTACGGCAATAGCAACGCCCTTACTCCTTAGAATTGTCAAGCCCTTGGTAAAGCAAATAATCAATAAGTTGAAAAAGAAACTAACAGGTAAATCTGAACAGCTATCACTAAGAGAAAGAAGAGTAAAGCAAAGAGAACTAACTGCATCTATTCGGGCTTTGAAGAAGATGAAGAAGTAATAGGTGCAATGTTATGCCTATGAGGAAGAACCTGCCCCATTTTTGGTAAAACTAAAACGTCTTCACAAAGGGAATAAAAAACAGAACCTTTGGCAAACTCAATTCCTGATTTTTTAAGTGCGCCACATTCCTTCAGACGAGCGACATGCCAAGATAATTGTTTATCTTTTAAATCTTGATCTTTTAATTCGAGCCATTTATCAGCAATAGCTTTGCAACGCTTTTGTAATGAATTATCTAATGGAAGACTAAATGTAATTGAAAAACCCCAATTTAAACTTGCAGAATCTTTTTGACCTGTACGAACATCTTGGTAATAAGTAATATTTCCATCGTCATCATAGACAGGTGATTTATACCAATATTCATGGGGAAGCTGTTGCTGGAAGCTGTCTGTCAAAAATGGAGAGGCCGTGAGCATTGGTCCTTGACAAACTATTCCATTGCCGTACTGATTTTGTATCATATTTCCTTGCAAAGATTGTATAGCCATGTTGGTCACAGAACCACTGGAATTGGCTACGGGAGCTGCGGTTTGGGAGGTATTTGCTAATACTTTTAAAGGATTAAGTGCGAATATTATTGAGAGAATGTAGAGGTAGTTTCTGTAACGCTTTCTACCTGAGTTGTGCGAGTTATGTTCGTAATATTCGCAAGTCCGGGTCCTTGATAACTGGTTTGCATTTGAAATGGGGCTCCTGCCTCTCGTATGGTCACGTTGGGCATTGTTGTTAAATCGGCTCCAGTCCATTGATAAGTTGTTCCATTCACAGTTTGGTTAATAGTTGTAGGGTTGGGTAACATTGTTGCTCCATCTATATCTAAATTCGTTCCGGTAATTGATAGTGAATGACCAGTATTATAGTCCGTTGAAACTATATTTTCTGTGATATTTTGAGTGGTACGTGTTACTGCAGTCATGCTTCCGCTAGAAAAATTAGGGACTACAGGTACCGCTACGACTGGTTTTTGCCAGCTATTTAATAACAACAATAGAGGCAAATAACGCTTCATCTATGTATATCCATGTAGTGCTTCCACATTAGGAAATTGAAAATAAACAGAATAAAAACAGCCAAAAAAGCAACAATAATTGGTACATGCATCAGTCCACTACCGACTCAACTATGGTCTGCGCCGTACAGCTAGAGCCTGCGCCCATTGTGCCCGCACAAGTATGAACGCCTGAGCTTAAAGAAGTTATCGTTCCACCAGAGACACCACCCGACCCTGTAACAGTGACACCAAGAGAAGGTAACGCAGGAACAACACCGCCAGTGACCGTAGTTGCACTTTGGATTGCATCACCCATTACTAGGCTTTCGGTCATCGAATAGGCAGAGCCAGCAGTGGTCACAGAAAAGTCTGTGTCCACAATCGCTGGAACTCCTGAAGTCACTGAATCAGCAGTTAAGCCTCCAATAGCACCAGAGGTCGTAGTACCTCCAACCGTCGTACTCGGAGTTATGTTGTTGCCTGTAACGCTGTAAGTTGTTCCGATTCTTGAGGCCGAGCTATAAGCAGCGTCAAGTTGGACTTTTGCTGAGGTGGTTATTGAATGCCGCATATCGGCCTGTACAGGTGAAGCCAATAAAAGCAAAATTAAAAATTTTTTCATTGAAGTTTTCCATCTGGGCCAACAGGTCTTTGAGTAATGGGATCAGTTCTTACGACTTCGGCTCCATTAATGGTCAAGGGTGTCTGTACTCTAATGATCTGTTCAGTTTGTTGTGTATTGCTTTTTGCAATCATAGCTTCCATTTCTTCTTTGCTTACGCCGTTGCTTTTGCTTTTGTCTTTAGCTGTAGCAAGGCCGAATGTACTTAAGGCTCCTGTAAACACCGAAGCTATGAACGTGGGATCAAAATTCTGCTTTTGAAAACCAGGCAAATCTACGTACGCCAATGTCAAGATAAATCCACTCCAAATGACAATTCCCAAACGCACAGCAACTCCAATGAGTGCGACCTGTTCTTCCTTATCTGGAGTGATTTCTTCAAGTTTTCCAAGAAGACCTTTTTCTTTTTTTTCTTGGTTGGTTTCTTTTGCTTTTTCTGGCATAGTTAAGTTTTAATCTCCCTAAGATTAAATGAATGAAATCATAGCCGCAACTATTGGTGCAGCCGTTTCTATTCTGCTAGTAGCAATTAACAATATAACCGCAAGAAGAGATCGAGATATTCGTGAGATATTTAACCGCTTAAATCGACTTGAACAGGACGTTGCTGCTAATACTCCCCGAAGAGATTGGCGAAACAGATAAACACTGCTATCTTAAAAACGAGAGTTTTGGCGAGGACTCTCTGCATAGTCGAAAGTAGCGGTTGAATTTAGCCTTCAGGTTTACCCATGACTGAAGGCTATTTTTTATGCTTTGCTTTATTCATTTCAGCTTCTTCTCTTTCGCCTTTCAGTTGGTAATAACTAGCAAAATAAACTAATTCTCTGTCTGTTAACTCAGTTCGCAATCTGCTAACCGTCATTCCTAATTCGGAGGCCAAAAAAAACTCAAAGTTTAACCAGTTGTCCTCCTCTAGTCTTTTTTTGCCATTTCGATCTCAAGCTGCTCAAGAGGATTGCCATCTTTGTCAACACCAAACAAAGCAAGTTCCATCTGATTTAAAACTTTTTCAGGCAAACGTCTTAAGGCTGAAAGATCTCCTATCGAAAAACATTTAGTGCCATCTTCGTTTTCTGCTTTTTTAATCAGCATTAAAGAGGTCATTTTCAACGCATCATCAGCACCGCCTTGCCCCTGTACTTCAAGACGGTCTGCTCTGGTTATGGGTTTAAAATAAAAATCAAAAGCCTTTTTCCCGTCAATATCAAGTTCAAACTTTGTCCTTTGATTTGCATCGAAGGCCTCGGTTAATACGTCAATCGCTCTTTTTTTTGCAGCAGCCATTAAGCTTAGTTAATCATATTAAGATTATTCTAAGCTTTATTTGCTGATTAGGCTATGTAGTAACTGAATTGGCGATTGCTCCAGTTGCTTGGAAGTTGATTGAGCAAGTTTCTACTTCATTTGTTGTTGCACCGAAATCAACGCTTGTAATGATGCCATTAAAGGCAATCTTTCTTGTGCTGTCGAGATAAAGTTCAAATTTTGCATCCGCAGCATCAGAAGTGGTTAAGGCATCAACAATGATTTCACCAGCTCCAGTAGAGGCTGAAGGGGCTTCGTAAAGCATTTCAAGAGAGCCACTTCCTGAGGTTAATCCACCAATAAAAGATTTTGCAGTGTCGCCTAGTTTGGTTGTTTCATAAGTTTCTTTCTCTTCGGTAAAGCTCCAGTTTTGAACTCCAGCAACAGCAATAACACTTGCATCACTGTTCTTGAATTTCACAGAGCCTTCCTGTCCTCTAATTGCCATGATTAGTTCAAAATGAAGGTTTGTTTGATTTTAACTGCTAGATGCAGTTTTGTTTTCAGAAGTAGATTCTTTTGTCTTTTTACTTTCTTGCTTTAGCTTAAAGTGTTGTTCACAACGTCCATCCCAATGGCTTGGGAGTCGAACACCTTTGACGGCTTCTATTGAGTCAAGCATTTCTTCAGTAAATTCCATTAAAGATCCTCGAATACATCAAAGCTTACTCGAACTTGAGTTTGAAAATAACCCTCTGGATTAGAAACTTCTAAAACTTGAGGGCCAATAGGTGCATCAAAAGAAACACCTGAGACAATAATCCTATTGTATAGATCTCTAATTCTTTTTGCTATTTTGAAATTTGCACCTGATCCCTTCCCTTTTGGAGTAAAGATATTGACAGAAACAATTCCTGAAATATTGTTTGTCGAAGAAGTTGCTCCACCTAAAGATTGATAAGTGCTATCTCCAAAACTAACTAAACATTGACACCAAGAAGAATTAGCCGTTGGGACATAAGAACTATTTTGAAAAACAACAGGAGTTGGAGGAGTGTCTTTTAATTCAGTCTCAAGACGAGACTCAATAGTTGCTCTAACTGTGTTTAAATCTGTGGCAGCCATTAGAGATCCTTCTTAACAATAGATTTCCAAAACTGCTTAGAAAGATTTTCCATCTCTTTAGCAATCATTTCAAACCAGTTTGCGTCAACTTTATCTGACCAACCTTGATAACAAAGACGTTCAGCATAAGGAAGATTATTGTGAATGTAATAAGTATTAGCTGCTTTTATTTTATTAGGATTAATACCTTTAGGGCCATGAACAACAGTGCCTACACCTTTAGGGCCATATTTCCCCTCTTTGGCCGGAGTGCTATCACTTTTGTTTTCGCCAATCTGCCAACTAACAGCAAAACGTCCCGTATCAACAGGACTTCCTTCTTTTACTAATTTGTCAGCTTCTAAAACAACCGCCCGCATTAATCGGTCTATTTTTTTCTCGGAATACCAGCCGATTTCGTCTAGAGGAACCTGATCCGTCATGCTCTTAAATAAAGCTCGTAGCTAAGATTAACGCCAGCTTGATCTTGAATCTTAACTCTAATGATTTGATGAGTAACACCAGAAATAACAACCTGATCGGCTGTAGAAGGTGTAAAAGTTAAAGAATCAGCCGGAATAGTGCATTTTCTGTCGTCAGCTTGTACTAAATCGTTGACCTCTCTAAGGTTTACATCTTCAAAAACAGCTTTAACAGTAGTATCACTAACAGACTCTTTAATTTCTCCCGAAGTGGAATTATAAGAACCAGCACTGACCTTCCTATAAGTAACAGAAGTTCCAATGCCGGGAACTTCCGAAATCTTTTTTATAACTTTCGCAATAGCAGTATTAAATGCCATTAAACACGATAAGCAATAAGAGAACCAGCACTTGTCTGAGTGATACTAGTAAAGATTCCTTCTATTTCTGTACTTGCTTTTAAATCAATTCCAGAAACAGTTGAAGATCCGTTTTTAGTAACGTTTGGAGAAACCAAAGTAACTGTTGAATCTGTTAAGCAAGTAATCTTTCCGAATCGGCCCGTATGGGCACTTGTGTCGGTGATGATGATTGCTGCTGGATAGTTTGTCATTCCCATTGGTTTAACTCCGTTTGATTGCTACGTTGCCGGGTCCACTTATTCTAAGACCTGTTAACATTCTTTCATACATTGGTGGAACACGGTCAGCTCCGACCTGACCAGAAAAGACAGGTTCAACAGCAACACCACCAACACCAACACGCCTGTAGTCTTCTAAACCTGAAAGACCTAAACCAGCTTTATTGTTGTTTAAATAGGCAGCCAATATTGCTTGTGCTTTTGTAATTTGATCTGGAATTTCTGTATCGGTAAAATAATCAGTCGATATTCTGAAAGGGAATCCAACTGAATAAGTATTGATATATGTATCCGGTTTTCTTACTCCAGTCCGAGGCCATTGCATTGACTGAGTATCTGTTGCTCTTGCTCCTAGAAATCTTTCCCGATCAATCCTTACGGCAGATGTATAAAGTGCACGATTCTTCTGATCTGTTGTAGCAGATGCCCATGCGGTTACGTCGTCATCTTCGATTAAACCTTCAATAATGCCATCGGCTGTAGCAACTGTCAGATAAGAGTTTGCGTTAGCTGCCCCTATCGTTGCCACTATTGTTATCGCCATCAGGAGAAACTTTAGTTTTCGGTTTACGCTTTCGTTTCGGTTTAGAAACAGGAATAGAGGCCACCTTTGCGGCAGCCTCCCTTTCCTTCGCTCGCCTAAATGCGAACATTCCCATTAGTGAGCAGAAGTCACACCAGAGTAAACAGTGATTGCTTCAGAGCCGCTTGCAATAGCTGTTACACGTCCTAAGAAAGAACGAGTTGCTGCTGCTGCTGCTGTATTTGTGTTATCACTGTCAAGAGTAACGCCTGTTCCCCCAGCCAAAGTCATGGCATGAGTAGAGGCAGCTTCATTTCTCAAGGTGATTGAGAAAGTTGTACCAATACGAACGCCAGTTCCAAGTTCAGCAACGATTGCTGCTGCTGTTGCTGTGGTAACGGTTTTTGCACCTGTAGGTGTCATCGTTACAAGACTGTTAACAGATTGAGCTGCTGTCAAAGTAGTGTCAGCATCAGACGCTTCTACTAATTCAACGCTTGAGTTCTCTCTGCCAAAAACAGGCTTTTCTAGTTCAAAGATTGAAGACATAATTAATTACCTCTAATCCTGAGCAGAAACATTGGTCGCTCTCACGATACCGATGTTCTTTGTCTCGTAGACCTTCGACCAGTTGGCTACTTTTGCTAATCCAGCAGTTGAAGTTCTGTCAGGGTTAGTTGTTGTGACGGCCCATTTTGTGCCGACAGGATGATAGCAATAGTGAAGATCAACAGCCATTGCGTTTGATTTTGCAAGGATGTCTCTATCAGTCTCCATTGTCATTCCAGCTTGCTCACCAGAAGCAACTGCCCCAGGTGTAAAGAAGAACGTGGAATATTCTGTTGAAGCTCCAGACCCAGTGGTTGAAACATCATCAGAAACGATAACTCTTAAGCCGCAATATGTAGGAACAGTATTGTTGCCGGGAGCGTATGCAGGAGCGATTGATCCACCAGATGCGGTTGCACCAGC